ATGACTTTTCTCCTTGACATTTATTTTTATTTTGTTAAACTACTGCCTAATCTCATCGGTGTGTTCATGGTCATTAAATTCTCCTGAAGAAGAGGTCGGCTAATCACCGGCCTTTTCTTTTACCTTCTCATTCCAGTATCCGGCATCACCCTCTTCAAATTCCTTCCCATTTAACTTAATCCGGGCATTACACTTTCTACAATTACTTACCACTGAAGCATTGCATATTGCTGAATTGATGTTTTTATGAGTACCGCTGTAAAAATTCCACTTGTTGTTTGAAAAGTATTCTACGGTAAATAAATCCATTTTATTCCTCCTTACCACCTTGCTATTTTTATCCATTCATACCGCTTTTCTTCATCCATGCCAAACCAAAGCCATGAAAAGAATAATCCAAAGATTTTATCCGCAATAACTGTCAATCCTATTGCCCATGGAATCAAGAAAAACACTATGGTAATTATTACGTCAAACATACCTTCCTCCTGCAACCTGCGACTTTCCCGCGGTGGTAAACTGGCCGGAGCGTGAAGCGGGGGCGCGGGGAGCTTGCGACTCTAACGCGCGCACCCGTAGCTCCGAAAGCCAGTAACCACTAGCGGAGAAAAAGCAGGGAATAAAACTTAAACTTCCTTTGCCAACTGCTTGATTTCCTCTTCCGTTTCATGGATCTGATCATTGATTTCCTTGTTGTACGTTTTCTTTTCTGATTTCAGATCCAGTAAACGCTGCGTTGCCGATAGTAACTTCTTATTTGCTTCAATTCTTTCCTGTGATTCCAACTTAAATTCCTCCTATTTATTAAAGTGGCGGTGGCCGGTTTGGATTTATCCCGGCTATTCCAACCCTCAAGGTTTCCCTCACCGCCATGTTATTTCCTGCTTCCTACCAATCTTCCGTTTTTGCCTGCGCTGCACCGGCATCGGCCACTGTTTCTTCTTTCTTTGCTACCGTTTTGCCCTTTGCCGATTCTTTGGGCACCGCCGCTGCTTTGTCCACAGCCTTAAACTTCATTGTGGCAATTTCCACCACGTTGGAATACTTGCCATCTTTGGAAGTTTCCGTCCGCATCTGGCAGAACTGGCCGGGAACCTTGATTTTTACTTTATCCATAATGGCCTGCTCGAAGAAACTGCGGTCGCCGGGGAAGTTCTTTTCAAACGCATCCTTCATACCGATTGCCGCGATAATGTCGCCGATCTTCTTTTCACCAAATGGAGTTTCCGCAATCACCAGAGAAATTTCTACTTCGTGGTCAACTGCTTCAGGGTTGTTAATTTTTGCTGGGAATTTCCATTTTTTATTCCCTTTATCATCCAAATAAGGATCACCAGCTTGATGACCTTTTTCATCTTTTGCATATGTTAAAAGTGATATTCCTTCACCCATTTCAACAATATGCCAACCATCTTCAGGCTTTTTAAATCCCCACTCCGAACTTTGATCATTACTTACATTAGAATTTACTTTCATCTTGATTTCGCTCCTTTTCAGTTTTATTTTGTTACGTTAAGGTTTTTGAAGTTATACATTCTAGACTTCACTTCTTTGAAACACCGGACAAATTCAGTGATGCTGACACAGTAATTCTGATCATAATAATCTGCCATGTCAGCCTGAATCTTTGCCGGGTCACCGAGGATATCAAAACTTACATGGCCATCTTCAGCTTTCCATTCCTTGATCTGGTGTCCTTTAAACACCATGAAAGCCACAAGCAAGGTGTCCTCAATGTTAGTTGTCAGAGAGTTTTTACCATTCTCCATACTGTCCTTTTCACTCCTTTCGTTTGAATTTGTGGTACTGGTCTGGGTTCCCTCCTTTCTTATTTATTTAAATAATGAATCAGTTGTTAACCCCTTATCCCATGCTCTTTTTGCCGTGGCAAGAGTTAAAGAATTTCCTATTTGTGGTTGTTTTTTACATCTTAAATTATTACATCCAACTGTAAAAACTACCTTTTCCTGATCAAAAAGTTTTCCTTTTGTTTTTACTGGTTTCCAGCCGCATGAAGGACAAGGTTTACAATCCTTTAATTCATTAATTCTTCGTTCTCTTTTTTGCATAAGTTCATCCTTTCCTTCTTATTTTTCTTCCCAAACAGTACCGTTCAACACCCATCCTAATTTTTCTAAAACTGCCCTTGCTTCTATTTTAACATCAAAAGGAACTTTCCATTTTAAATCAGTTGAATGAATACTTTCATAAAACTTTCCCGAATATGTTGGCTTTGCTAACCATTTTAAATAATCTAATGGAATTTCTTCTAAATTTTTTTCTTTATATATCCCAAATTTAAGAAGCATAATATTTCCTTTTCAACCCGCCGCCAGCGGTCCTTAGACGCATACTTTTAAACTTCCTTTGCGGTTATCTGACTTGGCGGCTAAGGGTTATTTAATTGACCAATACCAATTGGTTTTATCGGCAATTTTCTCCAACTGGTCGCATAACCGTTTAGAGAAATTATCAATTGACGCCGCTACTCTTTCTTTGGCTACTGTATTAACAACTTCCCTGACGTATGCCTTAACCTGTGCAACAGTTTCCTGTTCAATGACTTGTTTAATTTTAGGGTCTAACGATTTAAATTTTGATTTTGAACCATCGGAGTCAACATATTCAGTATCAACAAGAAAATGAGATAAAGACGTTTCTCTTATTATACGTTCTTTCATTACCCTGATTTCTTCTTCACTAAAAAAATCTCTTAGTTCCATAATAAAATTCTCCTTTAAAGTTTATTTTATCCCATGAGCCACGTTGAACATCTTGGTTACATGAAACGGTTTCCTGATAACTCCACCTTCTGGCTTTACCCCTGTCCACTTGCTTACAAACTCCCCATTATCGTCACAGCTTACCACCGGCGGGTAAATAATCACACCCTTATCATCAAACCGGCTTTCCACCAACCCGATGAAATCAAAGTACCCCTTCATATCCCGCGGGAATTCCTTACCAGCCAGAGCCGGAGCGCAGGATAAACTTCTATCCCATTTCGGCTGCTCCTGATCCCTTGCCGTGCAGTGAACATCAATACCGTTGACTGTAAGCCTTTCCAACCCTTTCATCAGCCGGAACATATTGCCACTCATGGCGCCGAAACTTTCCTGCGTACCCTTTACCCTGGTGGTCAGCTCCTTCTCTGAAGTTTTCTTATTGTTTGTTTCTCGCGCTTCAAAGTTCTCTTCCAGTATCTCATCCCGCAGATGGATATTCATAATGTGCGTAAGGGAATCCAGTAGAAGGGATTTAATTTTGGCAAAGTTTTTCAGATCCCAGATGAACTCCAATAAATCTTCGAACCCTTCATAATACGCAGTCATGAGTTTTATATCAGGCCGGTTGATTGCCTTAATAGTCAAATCCTCCTGCGCGCGTTCTGCCAATATGTGCATGATAGGGTCCGGTGCGGTTTGTAGAACAGTTGCCGATTTCCCCACACCGGATTTCCCATACCACAGACAGAAGTTTCCTGTTTTATCAACTGATGTGATGTCCTCTGGTTTGTAGATTTTTACTTTCATCGTTTCTCTCCTTTATATTTATTTATATATTTTCGGCTAAGTTCAACACTTATTTCCCTCTCTCCTTAAGCCATGCCACCATCAACGGGAAGAAGTTCTGGAGAAGGTAAGGAAATTCAGATGGGGTTAATTTAATGTACTGATAACATCTTAATTCAACAGAACTTGTGAACTTCAACCAATCTCCCCGTTCTTCCATAATCTGGACGGCTTCAAGGATGTCGTTGCCTGTGAAATCTTTCATTCCCCATGCCCAGTAATCCCAATGGCAGTATTCAAAAATAAGTTTACGTTCTTCGTTTGTCATGACTGCTCTCCTTATCATATAAATGTCTTTGTCTTTCTCTTAATATTCCTATTTGCACAGGCGGTGGTAGACAAAGTATCCTTTTATCAAGAGCATCAATCCCTTCAAATTCTTTTACTCTTTTTCTTCCCTCCTTAACTCCTCTGCTGTCTTGCATCTTAGCACTTACATTGCAAGGAGAAGGACAATAATATCTTCCAACAGTCATATCTCTGCAACCTGCCGAATCGAGAAGTCCTTCTTTCCACTTCATAGACTTTTTGCAAATAGGACATTTCATTTCTTCCCCTCCTTAAAAAGTGTCGCCTCTTTCAAAAGGCGTGTTGGCGGTTCTTCGGTGATAAGGTCAATGTCTATATACCAATGGATATGGGAATCTAATCCGGCTTTGTTTTGTTCGGTTATTCCTTTAGAAACGCTACACATAAAAGCATAACGTGACTCTTCAGGCCATTTATCAACCTCTCTGATAATGTCAGCCGGGTTGAGGTAGGTGGGGTTTTTATGAGACACTTTCGGCCCAATTTTCCCACAACTGCATTGGTAAAAAAGATTAAACTCACATAGCATAGAATCATCTGGTAGGCAGACAAGTTCTTTTTGTGTCTGTCGTTCATGCCACTCATTCCCACAGGCTACCGCAAAGCGTTTAGCCCAGTCCTGATGTGTTGGTTCTTTAGGTTTGGTCATAGGGACTCCTTAATTACATTCGCACAGTCCGCCATTATAGGCGTATGGGCCATACTGCCCTCGTGGGTCATCGTGGTTATAATGCTCTCCCCTAACTCCATACCAGACTTCACCATTGCCACAACAATCACAGACTTGAACATCATGGTATTTATTTTCTTTAATCCAATCAAGGATAATTCCTTCATTCCCAGAAGTGTCAAACAGTTTCAGTTGGTAATCATCAACTTGATTGAGATTTAAAAAACCAGTTCCCTCACATCTTGTGCATGTTGAACTCATACCTCAACTCCTTCTTGGTGGCATAACGCCTTGAGTATTGCTTCGGTGGGTGTTATTAAACCGGACGAGAAATATTTTTCTTTATCTGCAAGTTCTAGGATTTCTATGTCTCCGTTATTTTTTGTGCCTCCTATTGCGTATTTCGTCCAATCCAACACTCCCCACAAACCACGAGAAGGATTAACTGGGTCTATGGTGAGAGGGATAAGAAGATCACAACAGTCCTGTTCATGTGTATAATGGAAAGTCCCTTGCCTCATACAATACAAAACATCTCTATATTTCCATTCCCCCATCGCCTTCTTAATCATAGGCTGTAACACTATGTAGTATTTAAGTAGGTGGTTCATACTGTTATCTTCAAATCCTGCATAAATTTTTAGTTTATCTTCATCACTCAACTTTTCCATTTCGTTTACTCCTCAAATTTTGTAATAATCGTTTTTCCGCTTGAAGGTCGGCAAAACGGGAGAGGATTTCAGCCTTAACAGAAATCATTTCATTAGGGCTAATTTCAATAACACATAGTTTATCAATCAATTCTTCCAAACTCATTTCACTCATGCTCACTCCTTGAGGGATAATCATTTTTTATCCCTCCGATTATGTGGCTAGAAGTCACAATTAAAACTTCACCTTCTTTTCCCTTATCTCATACATGGCCTCATTAAAATTATCCCCATGCCTGCATATCCCTACCATGTCGCAGGGAATCCCCGGCAGCACGTTATTACAAACACGGTCATTCTTATAAAACCCATTGTAAATCCTTGCGTTGAATATTTCCCTGAACACATGCACATACCGGCTTTTCAGCTCTTCCAGATCGAACTCCGACCGGTGAAACTTCTTCCCATACGTATGATTTACCGCGCTGTACCCGATGAAATAAAAACTCGGCCGACTGATTGCATCCTGATAAATCCTCTCCATGAGTTCATCGGCGCTTTCTTCTTTATTCTTACCAGTGGATTTGAGCTGAGGTACCCTTGCCAGTTCCATAATAACATAATCAAGGGAAGGATCGGCAAGAAAGTACGTGCCAATTTGAGAGTTAATAAAATACGGATCAAGGTAATTATCCGGTTTGGAAGTAAATTTGTTCTCTACAAAGTAGTTCTTATATTTCCGGTCATAGAAGCCGGTTACATTCAATTCCAGTTTTTCCCCGTTTCCCCAGGTATTATCAAAGGTAATCGGCATGTTGATTGCCGCCTGAAGCTGGCCACCATCCTCAACATGGATTTCCAGTTGCTTATATGCCTTGAATAACCCCTTGACTTTGGCCAGACTGTATTCGTCAATCTGAACTTTATCTATCTCAGCAGACATATCAATGGTTTTGTCGCCTAAATACCTCTGCAACGCCTTATCCCAAATAGTTCCCATTTTAAGCGGAGCTGATTTGTATTCATCTTTAACCTGCACACCTTTAATCTGCTTCAACCAATACAAATGATGGCAAGTAAGGTAATCATTGGTTGAACTTTGTGATAAATGAAGTGACTTAGGAATTATCGAAACACATTTGTATTCGTCCGGTCTACTGCAAAACCCCACTTCCCGTTCATCTTCAGGTTCTTGGTATGACTTGCATCTGGAAAAATCTGCGTTGGGTTCAAACTTCGGACACGGTAAGTCAAAAGTAATCTTACTCATGGTGGTTCTCCTGTTCGTTTCGGTTCGGTGGTTAAAGGGTTAGGTGGTACTGTAAATTTTATTTAATTATTCGTTTATCCGTTAATCTAAAATTAAGAATTAAATGACAATGCTTAAACTTTTTTCCGCTACCACAAGGGCAGGTTTCGTTTCTACCAACCTTGGGAGGCTTCCTATTTAGTTGTTTTTCGGTTGGTTCAACCACCATCTCTATTAATGATTCTTTTTCTGGCAAAACCTCATCCTTGTTTCTTTTCTGTCTACCATTAAAGAGTTCGTCAAAGTGTTTCATCGTTTCCGGTGAATAAATTTCTCCTGTTTCACAATTCATATTCTTCTCCTTTCTTACTTTATTAAATCCCACAAATCCAACTTCAGCACATAAGCAATCGGCCATATATTTTTTATAGTCAAATGCTTTAATTGGTAATTTAAAAGTTGTTTTGATATTCCAATTCTTTGCGCCAGGGAGCTTTCATTGTAATGCTGTTCTTCCATGGCTTTGCGGATTTTACTTACATTGTATTTTGTTTTTAATTTGATTTTCATGATTGATTAATTACACTTGTCAAAATTATTTGTCAAGAACTTTTTTATATTTTGACAAAATATTTTTACTATAAATTAATCAATAACAATATCAGTCATATATCCAGCAGATTTAACATACATATCTTTAACTGATATTGAAGTGCCATAAATAGAATCACGTTTAGCATAAATTTGAATTAAATCTCCTGCATCTACTGTCACACCAGTTTCTGTTTCTGCTTCATATACTCCATCGTCAGGAGAATGTGGAGAATGTTCTGAACCAATAGCTGCTCCATTTATATATACTCTTGATTTATTAGCGGTGCCACGTCCATTCCTTTTATTTTGCCATTCAACAGTAACAATGCCCCCCTGTAATATTTTTATTTCTTTTAATTTTACATAAACAGTTGAAGTTGTTGTTCTTTCGGTTAATGCTTTACCTAAAATTACATCGGTTCCATCGGTAAAAGTTTTTGCTAATTTTGACATTGTAATTGATCCGGAAATATTTTCATTTCCGACAGATAAAAGTGCCAATTTATCATGGGTAACAGATAAATCTCCTAATTTTGTTTCTGTTACTGATCCTGTGCCAAGCATAGCTTCGACTATTAATCCATTCGGAACCTGTCCCGATACCAACTTAAAAGCATCCATAAGAATAAAGTAACCATTGGAATAAAGCAAAGCATGGCGACTATTAGCCTGGATATCGCCTACGGACAAGGCCGCTTCAGAATCTTTCTTTAATGTCTTTGCTGCCAAGCCGTTTATTGCAATAGTGCATGCCGCAAGAGTATTCGCATTGGTAAATCTTACCCAGTAAACAGCACCTTCTACATAAGAAGCAATTGGCGGGACCAAATCAGCCGTATATGTATTTGTTCCTGAAGCTAATGCGTAATTCATTGTACCACCCTGAATTACCGCCGCCAGCACTGCCGGATTGATAATTAGCTCTGAAGATGTTCCGGCTTTCCCCTCGGCAACACTAGCATAGGTTAATTCAAGCAAGGTTCTAGCAGCAGCAGCATTGGCGGCGCCCACAACCGATTCCATAAATGAAGATACGACCACATCGGCGGCCGTAACCCCGGCAGCTACGGTAACATTTCCGGCAGAATCAAAACAAAGAAACTTAGATGCCCTATTAGCAACCAATGGCAATTTCAAACTGGCAGAAACATCACCCACGGGAACAGATAACATTCGCGCAATCAAATTAGCCTGCTCCTGAAGAATAATGGTAAGCTTGTCAAAACTACTTCCAATTAAAGCCAGATCAAGTTTCCGGCCTACCTTATAATCCGTGTCCTGTGTCGCATCCGTTTCCCTGTCAATAATAATAGTATCACCATTATCCCAATTCTTCACAGCCCTTGCACCGGAAACGTATGTTACCGTGGTAATGTACCCGCCTGAACTAAATTTATTGTTTTCCCCTGTAACTTCATATTCAGTTCCATAAGCTAATATTGTATCAACTCCGGCTGCGGTACGTTTGGTTACCACCAAATCTTCAGCCCGGATAATTGGCGAAGTAAAATAAAATACCGACGTCGAACCATCACATACTGTGCTAAACGGGAAATTGGTTGTTGATACTGTCATTAGCTGCTCCTTTAAGTAAATTCCTTTTTACATATTTGTTGCAAGAAAAATGAATCTGTCAATCTTTACGATAACCCCTTCTTTGTAACTATCCAACATCGGTAAATAAGTTTCAAAAATCGGCTTGTCGGTGTCAAGATATCCGGAAAGTATCACTGCGACAACTGCATACTGGCTCGGCAATACTTTGGCAATTTCAATTAAAAGATCGTCATAGGTAACTGTACCGGACAGAAATGCTTTTACTTTATTCAATCCTGCAATTATCGGCACTTTATAACCCGGATTATTCTGAATTACCAAAACAAATGCCGCATCAGATGCTATGTTTACCGGCACTGAAGCATTCATTCCTGCACATCCAATCAACATTACCAACATTACTATTACTGCAAATAACTTTTTCATTTTACAATCTCCTTTCAAATTTGATCGTTTACTTTCTTTTTATGAAAACTAAAATATCCACCCACTACTACACCCATATACATTGACCAACGGACAAAAAACGATTTACCCCTAATCTTCATGGCTTCTAAAAATACCTTATTAGCTTGCATAAATGTTACCTGAGGCTCTGAATCAATACGATAGAGGTAATCATGCAAAACCGCTTCTCTATGTGCCCTGCCACCGAAAGCCATATAAGCAATAGGAATCCTAGGGATACTTGCAAGATCTGTCTCAAAGCATTTCGGCACGACAATCAATCCCACAAGATTAGATTCGTAAATAAGCACAGAATCTAATACCCAAACGCTATCACTATATGGTTTAAGCTGTGTGTTCAATTCTGTTAAAAATCTACTCACTGTTTTATCCCCCTATTCAATTCTTTTACTATTTTCACCATTTTCCACTTAATCTGATTGTCGAGTTTTTGGATCTCTATAAGACTCATTGTTGCTACACAAACCAGAGTTATCAAAACGATAAATAATTTTTTCATCATCCCTCCTTGATTAATTCGGCTACTTCTTCCGGTCTTTCCAGTTTACCATCGTCCGTACCGGGAGGATCGCCGCCAAGTTGTTTCCAATATAAAGATTTTTTGATTCCTTCAGCCGCGTCTTCCCAACGTCCGGTATTGATCGCGGCAATTGTATGATAAAACTTCCTCGCCCGACTCAAGCCGAGTTGAAAAACGAAATCAATCAGCGCCATTTTCCTTTTTGCCGTAAACGTCTCAAAATTCGGGAACAAATCTTTGCAGTCTAAGATCGCCACCTCAATCGAAATGGATAAGAGTTGGTCAGACATGGCCTGCGTAATGCAGCCATGTTTTTTTAAATACTTTTCAATATGGTTCGGCAGCGGATTAGCGTCCATATTCCACCCGCGCCCGATTGTATTCTTTCCGGCAGGGCATTTATACGGTTTCAGCCTATCGCCTTCGTGTCTTGTGATAAATTCTTCGATGGTTTCCATTGCTTATTTCCCGCCATTTTTAATATAAAAACCGATGCACATTAATCCTATTGCTCCGCCGACAACTATTGTAATTACCGTCCGCAGGAAAGCACTTTTGCACGTTTCGGCATACTTCATTAGATCACCCAAAAACTCGTGCTGTTTATAATGCGTTTCGCGGTCAATATAGAACGCCTTCAGTTCCTCTTGAAATGCCTCTTTTACTGCTTCCTTGATCGCTTCTCGTTCCATTTGACAAATTCCCCTTTTTTAGTTTATTTACGCCTTTGGACGGGTGGCATTTCCCTTGGTGCCGGTCTATGACCAGATAGACAGCCCGTCCTCTCTTTGCTCTAGTAGGCGGTAACGCAACCGCCACCACCGCTTAAAGTTCCTGTAACCGTCCCACTGATTACCCCTGATTTGATTTGGTCTGCTGCGAGTTGTTGCGGGAAATCGGTGTTTGCGGCTTGTCCGAATGAAGCACCGACATAGAATTTTGCGAATGAAGTTGAATCTGGTTGCCATGCGGGAGATTTGCCTGAATATGCCGCACCTCTTGTTCCTGCTATTAATTTTGTTGATGTGCTTAATGTGACATTCCCTGTTGATGCGTTGCATAATCCTATTGAGTTCCAACTTCCCGTCCCACCCGTTATAATACCATCAACCGATACAGATGCGTTTGAGCCATTATATAATCCATAATTATAATTATTGCCAGCATCAGAACCACCTGTTATATTACCAACCACAGAAACATTCCCTGTTGAATTATTGTAAAATCCAACCGTAGTCGACCCCCCACTAGCGGAAATATCACCAGTAACATTAACTGTGGAAGCCGCAACATTAACAAATCCATGCGAAATTATCCCTGTACCAGAAGATATATTACCAATGACATTAATCGTTCCCGTGCCTGTCTGTCTTACACCTTGTGCTGAGTCACTTCCGCCAATAATTCCTTCTCCTACGCCTATTCCTACCGTCAGAGTAAGAACATGGTCAGTAGTTCCAGTAATTAAAAGTATTCCTGCTGTTGCCGGTTTTGTTCCCGCAGTGATAGTCGTACAATAAAGACTGGCCCCACCGTGAAAAGCAGCATTGTCTAAGGCTAGAGAAATCTGTCCCGCTGTTCCCGTACTGGTGATTGAAGTCAATGTTCCCGTTGCCGGAATCCGTGTAAGAGAAGTGTCCCAGACGATTACATACCCCGCCAAAGCAACATCATCATCGGCTTGTGGCACTCTTGCCAAGTCCCAAACGGTTGTATCAGACCAATTCCCCGCTTTT